CTACCATGGATCAAGAATCACCCTAATGTATCTGTATACACTGGGACCCCTCATAGTTGTCCTAACTGCGGGGGCTTGGCTCTAACCAAGCGTGGCTTTCATCACACCATCACAATGAAATATCAACGCTACCAATGTAAAGACTGCGGTACATGGAGCAGGGCTAAAACAGGGGCAGGAGTTAAGGAAGGACTTACACATGTCGGTTAATAACATTCAACATGGGGGCACCCATTACATGAAATATGGGGATTTTCAGCCGTGGGATGCCGTCATCCAATGGGAGCTAGGTTATCTAGAGGGCACTGCCCTCAAGTACATTGCTCGCTGGAAAGACAAAGGGGGTCTAGAGGACATTAAGAAGGCCATTCACTTCCTACAGAAGCTTGTGGAAGTGGAAGAAGCTAAACACAAACAAACAACTCTGTCAGATGTGCATCGCAAGTGGGTTGCACAAAACTCAGATGAAGAAGTAATGGAACATCAACGTGTCTGATTGGTTTATCCCTATTACCGATGATTTAGAGTTGTATGATTTGGGGGGAATTCAAGGACAGGGTACTTTATACACTTTGTCTTCAGAAGTTGCAAGGGAAGACCCTCCTGTTTTAGTAGATCAATATGGCGTCCCCCTCACTAATCCTATTAAACCTCGAATGGGTTTTGTATGAGTGATGAAGTAGACGATCTCCTTTCCCAAATTGCTGCTAAGATGGATGTGTATGAGTTTCTAGATATTCTCAATTTCACCATGCAAGATTTGGTATTTGCTTTACGAGAACAAGTGATGGAACACCGAGAAACCTTTGAGGATTTTGTGTGATTTTAGAAAAAGGAAATATGTGGGATGCCTTTGGTAAGGGCATCTTTATGATTACAACCAACCCTATTCGACGTACTGATGGGGCAGTAGTTATGGGACGTGGCATTGCTCTGGAAGCTAAGACAAAGTTCCCCTCTATCCCCTATGACTTTGGTAATGTTTTGAACAAACTGCATCCAGAGATTGACCAACAGTTTGTAGGAGAAATTGGAACATATGAAAATACCCCCGTTTGGTGGTTCATGGTTAAAAACCATTGGAAAGAACACGCTGATCTAGGGGTAATTTCCTCTTCTTGTTTTTATTTGAAGAATGGGTTTCAGTGGAATACCAAACGCATTGATTTAAACTTTCCAGGTATTGGGAATGGGAAGTTACCACGGGATGCTGTGCTTTACCTACTAGAAGACCTACCAGACAATATTCACATTTGGGAATATGCATGAAAAAAGAAAAGACGTTTAAAGAAGTTGATGGTGAAAAGCGGCATGGCCGTAAGCGTTACATTGAACGCATTGCAGAAGACGATGAGGCTAAACAACTCATCCAAGACTTTCTAGACAACCCTGAGAAGGAAGAAGAAGAACGTGAAGATCGCACAATCCTCCGTCCATTTAGTTGACCATATGGGAAGCGACCTTAGCGTAGTGAATGCTGCGCGGGTTAGCTTTGCTAAAGAAAGTAGTCTTCTTCGATTCTCTCCAGAAGACCCGGACGCTGATCGTCTAAAGGAATCAGATGTTAAACTTATCTCTTATCTTGCTAAACACGGCCACTGGAGCCCGTTTGCACACAACAGTCTAACCTTCCGCATCAAAGCCCCGCTGTTCGTGGCACGTCAACTAGTAAAACATACCGTAGGTGGTGTATGGAACGAAGTGAGTCGTCGTTATGTAGATGACGAACCAGAGTTCTATTTCCCTGAGGTGTTCCATGGGAAACCGACAAATGCGAAACAAGGTGCTTCAGATGAAGTGATTGATCCTCAACTAATTACAAGCCTATATCCTGAACAAGTAGTTGAAGATTGTTTAAGCTTGTATAAGGACCTACTTAATCGTGGTGTTGCTCCTGAAGAAGCACGAATGTTTCTCCCTCTAAACACCATGACAGAATGGTGGTGGACAGGTAGCCTAATGTTCTTTGCTCGTGTGTGTAAACAGCGCCTAGACCCACATGCCCAGAATGCTACACGACATGTGGCACAAATGATTAACGACAAAATTCCAGATGTTTTCCAACATTCCTGGAAAGCATTAATGGAAGGATGAACATGACAAAAACAAAGAAGGCCCTCATCGGGGCCTTTTTCTTTCTCTCTTTCTTTGGCTCAATCTATTACACCTACACCAAGGGTGTACAACATGGCCTCACAGCATATCACCAGATGTGTTATCAAGTGGGGGGTATTCTCATCCACCCTGATGACGGTACAGTAGTGATGTGTGGGGGACAAGGGCAGCTTCCTAAAGAAGAATTAAACCAATATAAAAAGGACAACAGTCTTTAATGCACCCTCAATATGTAGCAGACTACTTGGGTAAAATTAAGGGGCAAATCAACAACGATTTGCTCTTTCTACGTCAGGCAATTGCAGACGTACAGAAGTCTGTCGATAAGAAAGACAGGTTTGAATTAGAATGGCTAATCACGGCTGTAGAGCGAGATGCTCATTTGATGAAACACAATATGTACAACCTCGCTAAACATCTGGAGAACCTAAATGCAAGTTGAACGTTTTAAGACCAGCTTTGCTGAGCGAATTTTTAGGAGCAAATATGCACAAGGACCAAGTGACACCTGGGATGCCCTCGCAGATCGACTCGTCGATGATGTATGTGGTATACGGAATGGATCAGCACAACCCCTCATGGGATCGGATGAGCGGGGAGAACTTGCTGAACACATTAAAAACATGCGGTTTATCCCTGGAGGACGTTACCTTTATTATGCCGGTCGGCCATACAAGGCCTGGAACAACTGTTATTTGCTACGTGCGGAAGAAGACACCCGAGAAGAATGGAGCAACGTAACATGGCGGGCTATGTCTTGCTTAATGACTGGAGGAGGTATTGGAATTGACTACAGCAGACTACGAGCATCAGGCAAACCACTTAGCCGAACTGGAGGCATCGCTTCAGGACCTCTACCTCTTATGTCAGCGATTAACGAAATTGGACGTAATGTCATGCAGGGAGGCTCACGAAGAAGTGCAATTTATGCTAGCCTCAATTGGCAACATGAAGACATTCCTCTCTTCCTTGGAGCAAAAGATTGGACCGAAGCGATTCGAGAATCCAAGGCGAAAGATTTTAATGCGGTCGCGCCGCTTGACATGACCAACATCAGCGTTAACTATGATGACGCTGCTACTGGTTACGATGGGCTATGGGGAACCCTAGCCACCAACAGTGTATTCCTGGAGAATGTCAAGCAGGCAATGATGACAGGGGAACCTGGGTTCTCTTTCAACTTTGGAGATAAACAGAATGAAACCCTTCGCAACGCCTGTACGGAAGTTACTTCAGAGGACGACAGCGACGTATGTAATCTTGGTAGTATCAATCTTGGCAATATCAAGAGTCTGGACGAGTTCACCTCCGTTGTACACCTTGCCTCCAAATTCCTCGTTTGCGGGACCCTCCGCGCTGATCTCCCGTATGAGAAGGTTTACAAGGTGCGTGAAAAGAACAGGCGCTTGGGCCTCGGTCTCATGGGGATTCACGAGTGGCTTCTCCAACGAGGAAAACAATACGAGGTAGACAGTGAACTTAAACAATGGCTTGCAGTATACGAAAAGGAGTCCAAGCGATCTGCAAATGAGCATTGTGACCGCTTCTACATTAGTCGTCCCGTTGCCTACCGTGCTATCGCTCCTACAGGTACTATCGGAATTCTCGCCAGCACTACTACCGGGATTGAACCTCTTTTTGCGGTTGCATATAAGAGACGGTATCTCACAAACGGAACTCAATGGAAGTATGAATACGTTGTTGACGCTACTGCGGAACGAATGATTCAAGAATATGGAGTTGATCCAACTACAATTGACACAGCCTATAAACTAAGTCACAACTATGAGCAAAGAATCAAATTCCAAGCGGACATTCAAGATTACGTTGACATGTCAATCAGCTCTACCATCAACCTTCCTAGTTGGGGTACGAAAGGAAATAATCCAGACTGCGTTGGAAAATTCGCTGAAACGCTCAGTGCCTATGCTAGACGCCTTCGCGGATTTACATGTTATCCAGATGGAAGTCGAGGAGGACAACCCATCACAGAAGTAGACTACCAAGACGCCCTCAAACACAAAGGCACAGTGTTCACCGAGCATGACGTTTGTTCGATAACTGGGCATGGAGGAACGTGTGGTGTATAAAATTGATGAAGAAGATTTAGACCTGATTAATCAGTATAGCTGGTATGAGACTGACACAGGATATTTGGCCACTAGAGCTAAACAAAATAGTCCAGTAGGTACACCACATGAATTAATGTACATGCACCGTTTAATTATGATGCCACCTAAAGGTATAGAAATAGATCATATTAATAGGGACAAACTTGATAACAGGAAAGGAAATCTAAGATATGCAGATCGTAGTCTCAATTGTTCCAACATTGGTATCCAACGGAATAACACATCTGGACAAACTGGTGTTAGTTTCTGCAAACTTAAACAAAAATGGAGAGCTTACTTTGGACTTACACGCAAAGCAGGATTCTCCACAAAAGAAGAGGCTATTGCTTGGAGAAAAGACATTACCGGCAAAGGTGGTTCCTGTGGAGTCTAACTTAACAGACAACCGTAGGGAGTCTAACTGGGGGTCAGATTGGGTTGATGATGGAGTCTAACGACTGCAACCTCAGAGCCCTCGACAATAGTAAAATGAACTCTGATTTTGGTTTAGCTAGAGTTAAAACTGAGGGTGCTCCTGACGATCCAGACAACTACACCTGGGAATGCTCTTGTGAGAAATGCACCACAAGATATAAACAAGCAAAACAACGCTATCTAGAATATATTAAACACAACTAACCAAAAGAAAAGCCCCCTTGAGTTTTTTGCTCTTGGGGGCTTTTTGTCGTTTAAATTATTCCAGGCCCTTTGGGCTGGAACCATTGGGGTGGTTGAGGTGGCTTTTGCATTTGTTCCATTAAGCCGGGCTTTTGCATTCGTAAATAATCTTCCAAAGTGAAAGGGAGGCTATCAGAGAACTGACCTCCTAGTCCTTGCTTTAGAATATTACCGTCTGGTCCCCGTGGAATAGCTCGGTTTAAATCCATTGCTTCTTTTTCTCTCCAACGGTTTTGTTTTTCTATTTCCGCTTGACTCATCATTTGCATTTTAAGCCACGCTAAGATTTGTTCAAGAGTCATTATTTCTCCCAATACCGTTCATACTTCTTGATGGAACCAGCCCTATCTGTAGGAGCTAAAATACGTCTCTGCTGTTCAGACTGATTTCTCTTCTCAGACCATTGCTTCAGCAGAGGTTCAATTTGTCGAACATCACCCTCAGCATCTTGGTAGGCCTGTAGAGCAGCCTCAAAATCCCCCTCTCTAGCGGTGGGTAGTTGTAGAGCAGCTTGCATACGGCTTACAGCATCAATGCGCTTGTCATCCACTTTCTTCTGTGCCTTATCCTTGACATACAGTTCCTCGTCCTTAATACGCTCACGCAGGGGACGAATACCCATATGCCTACGGAAGTCTCGTTCATCCTGAGTGCGAGGTTCCTCATACTTAGTTTGACCTTCCTTGTTCAGCACATATCCTTCCTCATTTACAAGGTTCTTATCTTCATAATAACCATACAAACCTGAGGGAATTGCTTGACGAGCAAGGTTGTTAAAGCTCTGTTGATCTTGCTTTTTAACAGCGTCAATAGCTGCTTTACCAAGACCATAGAGCTTCATAGCATGAGGACCCACCGCTGCTTCAGCAGCAGCACTTCCATTGGAAGGAACAACACCAGCAAGAGAAAAGCGAGAGTTGAGGTCCATCCCTGACATAGCAGATAACCAACCATCCATTAGAGCAGGAGACTGTACAATTTGCTCAAGCCAATGACGCAGAGGTTTGTCTGTCGTTGCTTGTGAAATTTCATCAGCTACGTTGTAGCCCACCATACCCGTCAGGCCCTGTAACAGTAGTGTAAATCCCACTGCTGCCGCAAAGGCCTCCGGGTATTTTTTCATTTCACCCATACGACTTACAATTTGCTCTACAGCATTATGTGAATAACGCTTCAAACCACCAACGTTCTCTCCCATAACACCACTACGCTGATAAAGCAGGGGAGCTTCATCTTTGTGGTAGTTGGTCATGGTGTAGTCTGTTGCGCGTTTAGCGGCCACATAGAGTTCTTCTCCTGACAGCTTACCCTTCATCATATCCGTATACCACAAGAACATTGTGGGACGGGTTACAACTTCAGGGATAACCATGGGAAGAGAGAGTAGGTCTTCAGCACGCTGCTTCCAAGGATTAACCGCAGCCTCGTGGCTTAAGGAAATTTCATTGAAGTCGGTGATGCCATGCTCTTTAGCCCATACAAAAGCATCCTTAATGACAGGATCAACACCCTTCATCTTGTCCAGCGTACCCATCTTGGCATGCCATTCAAGCCAAGGACGATAGAACAGCATATGGCTGAAAGACTTCCCCGCACTTGCAGCAAACCCCTGGTCAAAATCACGAGCAAGACGCATAGCCTCAG